TTTTAAAAACTTCTTGACAAAACCCCACTTTTTAGGTATAATATATACTGTTACATGATGAAAGATGTGACAAACTACATAATGAATAATGTGAAATACTTAAACATACGATAAACATACGGAGAAAATATATGTCAATTTCAGCACTAAGAAACCAGAACAGTCTGGATAAACTACTACAACAAGTCCAAAAGGATGAAGCACCACAGAAGGACTCTAAGTCCTATGTCGATGAACGGCTATGGAAACCACAGGTTGACAAGGTAGGGAATGGGTACGCAGTACTTCGATTCTTGCCTGCACCTACTGGTGAAGAGTTACCTTGGGTTCGGATTTGGAACCATGCGTTTCAAGGCCCTACTGGACAATGGTTTATTGAGAACTCTCTAACTACCATTAACCAAACCTGCCCTATCTCTGAGTACAACTCACAGTTATGGAATTCAGGCGTGGAAAGTGATAAAGAGATTGCTCGTAAACAGAAACGCAAGTTGCAATACTATGCAAACGTGTACGTTGTAAGTGATCCAACTAATCCTCAGAATGAGGGTAAAGTGATGCTCTACCGTTTCGGTAAGAAAATCTTTGATAAGTTGATGGAAGCAATGCAACCAGAATTTCCAGATGAGTTGCCAGTCAACCCATTTGACTTTTGGGAAGGTGCTAACTTCATGTTGAAGATTCGCAAGGTAGATGGTTACTGGAACTACGATAAGTCTGGTTTGGATGCTAAATCTGCATTGAAACCAACTGATGAAGAGTTGGAGACAATCTATGCTAGTCAACACTCACTTGCTGAGTTTCTTGCACCGTCTAACTTCAAGTCATATGATGAATTGAAGACTCGTTTAGATGCAGTTCTTACTGGTACAGTAAACACCGCTAAGACTGCTGCTGATAGGATTATGGAAGATGAAGGTACGACTGACTTTAAACCTCAGTTCAAGTCTGAATCTGCACCAGAACCTATGAAAGGCAGTGCGCCTGCGGCATCTGATGACGATGATGATGCTATGTCATACTTTGAAAAGTTGGCAAACGAATAGGTATCTATACTAGGGTAGAGGTATAACATACAGACCCAAAATAGATTAGCAACAAGGGGTGGTATACAACACATCAATAACCCCACCCAGTTGTGAAACATAGAAAACTTTTGATGTGGGAATAAGGGACAGAGTGTCAAAACTCCGTCCCTTTTTTTTGTGTCAATTTTTTGTCACACCATATAAATAGCTATGTAATAGTGGATACTTGTTTTAAGACCTTTTTATTATAAATAGTAGTTATTGAGAGAGTAAACATATGGATATATTATCATTCATTGGTGACGTTGGTGCGCCGATATCAGGTGCTATTGCTGCTGGTTATTTTGTGTTCCTTACAATTAGATTTATATTAGCAGGAGTTACGAGTAGCGTAACGACCCTCAGAAGTATAATAGGACAATTAGATAATCGTGTGCAGACTATGAACAATGACTTGGTAAAGATTGACGCTCTGATGAGTTATGCGTTTGGTGTTAAACCAAACATTGACAGGATTGCGGCAAACGAAGGTAAGGAAGATGCCAGGCGTGATTAAAGGAGTGGATAGTTGGAGGGATTGGTAGAAGCAATTAATCAGTATGGATTCCCCATCCTGGCAGCAGTTGGCCTTGGATACTTCGTATATTTTATATGGAAGTGGGTTACTGAAGTTATAGACCCTATTATTGGGCAGACAATGGGAACACTTATTGCACTAGTTGATAGAATAAGAATGCTCGACAACGACTTGATACGTCTAAATACTAAGCTCTCAATGTTATTAGAACATTACGACAAGACAGGTAAACCTATAGATGGTGAAATAGAAGAAATTTTACAGAGGTACGGATCAAGACATGAAGAAAATAAAACTACTAGGGATACTACTCCTACTAACACCGATAACTAGTTACGCAAGCGACCTAGTACATACATTTGGCAGCCCTTCATTTAGTGGAATAGGACAGTCACAACACTTCCTTTCAATTGCTCAAATCGAGCACAATCGCAAACAAAAATTACAAGACGATAAAGAATCAGCTGAACGAGAAGCTGCTAGAGAAGAAGCTAATAAAACTATTAATAAGTTTATTAATAATGTCGAATCTCGTATTTACGCTCAAATTTCTAAGAATCTTGTCGATAGTATGTTTGAGGATGATGGAGCTCTTTCTGGTACTGCTGAGTTGGAAGGTGCGACTATCTATTGGGTGAAGGATTTAACAGCAGGAACTATTACAGTAACGATAACTGATGAGGATGGTACTGTAACAGAAATAGTTGTTCCTCTTACTGGATTTGGTTTCTGAATGGAAAATTACATAGTTGGTTTGATTCTTGCATGTATATTAGGGGGATGTTCAACTACAGCCCAACAGAATTTAGATATACAACCACCCACTAAATTTGTGAGTGGTGTACAGGAGAGGCTGGAAGACCTCCCATTATTGGACGCTCCACCGATGACTATTGCGGTGTACTCGTTTCAAGATAAGACAGGACAACGAAAACCTAATGACAGGTTTTCAAATCTATCATCAGCCGTCACTCAAGGTGCAGATTCTTGGGTAATAGATGCCCTTCAAAATGCAGCTAAGGGTGATTGGTTTATAGTGATAGAACGAGGGGGACTCGATAATCTAGTTAAAGAAAGACAACTAGCGAAGTCCACATATGAACAATATGAAAAAGGTGAAAAGAAACCAGAGCTTAAACCCTTGAAGTTAGCTGGTTTGATATTGGAAGGGGGTATTGTCGGATACGATGCTAATACCGTAAGTGGAGGCACAGGATTGCGCTACTTTGGTGTTGGAGGCGATACTTCCTATAGGACAGATCAAGTTACAGTTTCAATGAGACTTGTTTCTGTTAACTCTGGCAGAGTTATCTTAACAGTTAATGTCACGAAAACTATTGCTAGTGTAAAGGACGATTTTAATGTCTTTAGGTTCTTCGAAATGGGAACTAGGGCATTTGAAATGGAGAGTGGTGCGGCAGCAAATGAGCCGACCTCTATTGCAGTTAAAGCGGCAATCGACCAAGCGATTATTAACATGATAAGAAAGGGCGAATCAAAAGGTTTGTGGAACTATGAAGAAACAGACCTTTACATAAAGGAGAAGAAATGACCAGATACATACTAAGGTTATTCTTTGTTATGATAACCGCATTGGTGCTTGCGCCATACTCTGCTGCCAACGATATTTACATCACACAGGTGGGAGATAATTTAGATCTAGATATTACACAGGACGGTACTGATAACGTAGTAGGAAATTCTACTACCGCTGCTGTGATAAATGGTGATGGCATGACTTTTGCGATTACACAACAAGGTAACTATAACATAATTGAAGCAACAATTAGGGGCGCAAATTACACAGGCGCTTGGACTTTTAACGGATCATCAAATACAGTAAATTTAGATTGTAGTTCGTCTGCAGCCGGAAACTGTGATGACGTAACTTTGAATATAGCAGCTACTGGTGACGGTAACGCTTTCACCTTTGATATTGGCGAGTCTGCTGATGCATCAACTGCTGTAGTTAACTTTACAGTGACAGGTGATAATAGTATCATAAACTCTACCGTCAACGGAACAAATGCTGCACTTACAGTTGTACTCGACAATAGTGCATCATTAGCAACTACATCTGCTGCATCTAATGAAGGTATTGCAATAACAACTGTCCAAACTGGTAACGGCACTACTGGACATGGTATAGACGTAAATGTAACAGGCGGTGGCGGTACGATTGACATTAACCAAAGTGGATTGAACGATCAGACTGTTGACCTCGACATACAGGGCGATAACTTTGACATTGACATTAATCAGTCGGACTAGTATACTTTTTGTTCTAATAACAACCTCTGCATTTGCAAATATTGGTACAGTTATTGAACAGAAGGGCGAAACAAATATTGAACGTGGCAATGACGGTTTTGAAGCCATTGACAAGGGTTTTGGTATGGAATCTATGGATACAGTTCGTACCAAGAGTGGGCGAACATCTATTGAATTCATTGATGAGACTAGAGTAGATGTAACAGAGCATTCTAAATTAGTCATTGATTCCTTTGTATATGACCCTGCTACACAGACAGGTTCATTATCACTAAAGGCCTCATTTGGCACGATGAGATATGCGTCTGGACAGATTGCAAAGAATAGTAGACAGAATATAAAGATTAGAACTCCTACCGCCGTAGTTGGCGTTAGGGGAACTGATTTCTCTATGACAATTGACGAGCTCGGTAGCAGTACTATTGTACTTCTACCTTCATGCAATTCTTATGGTAATTGTGTTGTCGGTGAGATTACAGTATCGTCTGAGGTGGGTATGGTTATTATGAATCAGGCATTTCAGGCGACTGTTGTACCTAGTCCATACACAGAACCTACCAAACCAGTAATTCTTGATATGGATGAGTCTAGTATTATGAATCTATTGATTAGAAGAAAGCCTGTAGAATTAGATCCAGATTCAGAATCAGCAAGGGCTAAGAAACTTGCAGATTTCTTGGGTATAGACTATCTAGAATTTGACGCTTTTCAGACAGATGAACTGCTAGATGTCAAAGATTCGACATGGGCAACTTCCTTAGATTTAGATTTTCTTGGTGCAGATTTGTTAGCAAATATTCTAGACATTCTTAATGAACAACTTGCACTACAGATGAGAGATGAATTCACTAAGATGCAAGATGGTGTTCAGTTAGGTAAAAACCCAGATACAGGGGTTGAGATATATGACTACAATACAAACTGGAAGTTTAGAAGAGATGGTGGTAATAATGTGTTTGATGCTGATTTAAGTAAGAACCATGATTACAGAATTAACTTAAAACAAGACGAAATAGAACTTTACGACATCCCCATAGGGGAAGGGAGTAATAATGAAATTACTATTATCCAAGTTAGGTAAATCAGTTACAGGCACTCATTTGGGCGTGCTATTAATTATATCATTTTTCACTGTACAGATTTGTGAAGCGAATGAATTATACCTTGGGCAAGTTGGAGATGATTTCACGCTGACCGTTGTACAAGACGGCAAAGACAACTCCATTGGCGGATTGTCAGCCAGTACAACACCTATTACTGGTGATGATAATACAATGACAATGACTCAACAAGGTGATGATATGGTTGTTGAAGGATACATGTATGGTGATGATAATACTATAACTACATACCAAGGTGGCAGTGCTGACAATAGTTTTATGAGGGGTATTGTGTCTGGCAAGAACAATACAATAGACGCACGACAGGGCAAGAAGATAGACGGCAGTGTTGATGGTAATGACAGTGGCAATCACGAACAGTACATAGGAATAATTGGTGATGACAATACGGTTATTACGTCCCAAGTTAACAGCAACGGTGCAAATTCTGGACATCATATGTCACATATCATAGACGGTGATTTCAACACACTAAGTCACTTGCAATATGCAGATGGTAAAAAGCAGGGATTTATTGAAATAGATGGAGATGATAATAGTGTTACTCTTGAACAAAGAAATAGTGCAACTCACTTTGCAGACATAGTGTTAACTGGTGATGACAATACAGTAACCAGTGTACAACGTGGGGGGATGAATGGAGCACACAGTCTTTCACTAGACTTGACTAATGCTGGTGGCGCATACACAGTCAGTACTTATCAAGACGGTTCTAACCCAAGAACATATTCATTGACAGGTGTGTGTACCAGTAACGGTGGGTGTGGCGTAACAGTCAGCCAATACTAACCTACTAAATAGTCCTATGAAATGGATCACACACTGGGCAACCGCCCTAATAACCCTCATAGTTATATCGTATATTGGTTGGAGTGACCCCTTTGTTAAGGAAACTTTACGTCTAAAGTCATTCGACTTAATCCAACAATACGACACTCAGATAACATCATCAGACATTGCAATACTAGAGATAGATGAGAAGTCTATAGAGAAGTATGGACAGTGGCCTTGGAAGAGAACTGTCATTGCAGATATGATATGGCAACTCAGAGATGCTGGTGCTGGAATAATCATACTACCAATCTTGTTCTCAGAACAGGATAGACTAGACGGTGATATGGACTTAGCACAAGCGATTGCTGGTAATGGTGTTGTCATTGCACAAACAGGTACATCCCAAACAAATAAGAATGCAGTCCCAAGAGGCGTTGCTAAGATAGGTGACCCACTTCCTTGGTTGTTTGAGTGGGATGGTATGTTAGGCCCGATAGAACTACTAGGATTGAACGCTGATGGTGTTGGTGTCATATCAACAGTACCAGAGATAGACGGTGTGGTTCGAAGACTTCCTCTATTGATGAAAGTGGGGGAAGAGATATTCCCATCTATTGCAATGGAGACTATTCGGGTTGCAACAGGCGACCCATCGTATCAAGTAAAGACACAAGAGGGTGGTATCACAGCAATGCGTGTACCATCATACCCCACAATCAAGACAGATTCTTTTGGTAGGATTTGGTTGAGGTATAACACAGATTTCCCTACACTAAGTGCTAGTGCAAGTGACTACACATCTCTAGAAGGTAAGACAGTCATTATCGGTGCAACTGCCGAAGGACTTAGTAGTATTATTGCAACACCAAAAGGTGAACAGCACTCATACATTCCAGTTGCAACATCTTTGCAGACAATATTGAATGGCAAGACTCTAATTAGATATGCAGAATCAACGCTACTAGAATGGTTAGCTGCAATTGGATTAGGACTATTACTGATACTTCTTGCATCCAGAACTCCTTATTGGATATCTGGTATTATGATTGTTTCTATTCCATTATGTACATTCTACTTCTCATATGAGTCCTTTA